GTTTCCCAGTCACGATCGGGGGGTTGGGCTATCACTTTTTGTCCATGTGAGTTGTCTCTACAATTAAGTTGGATTCCACCCTCATTAGAACCGCCACCTTTTATTTCTAATATTTTTGAAAAGGAAGACACCGTTATACTACTTACCTCATTAGTAATGTCTCCTTCAACTCCAAGAGTAGAAGCTACAGATACAGCACCTTTAACATTTAATGTTCCTTGTGCCGAAGCATTACCTTCTACATGGAAAGTACCACCAACTGAAGCAAGTCCTACTACATCTAATCTACCTGTACCAGCAGCAGATGCGAATGTAAATCCGTCTCCTACAGACAAAGAACCTGTTACCGAAGCATTAGTATTAACGCCTAATGTAGCTCCAACTGAAACAGCACCGATGACACTTAAGGTACCTTCAGAAGAAACATTTCCTTTAATACCTAATGTACCACCTACAGAAGCAGCTCCACCAACTGATAAAACATTTGATACTTCCATAGCACTCGCACTACTAACAGCAGAAGTTACTGCCGAGCCATCGGTATATACTATTGCTGCGCCTCCAGCAGGTACTGTTTGTGTGTTAAATAAATTTGTCCCTGCTGCTGTACCGTTTCGTACCGAAACATCTACACTTAGAGTATTGTTTATAAGATAGCTTTTTTCAACGGTTGGTAGTAATAAAACATGACCTGCTGTTCCTGTCCCAATTAGATTCAGACGGTAATTTCTTCCAGCCTGCAAAGCATTTGAATCAGTTAATGTTACAGATGCAGTTGGAGCATCATCAGCAAAAGTAACATCAGTTGTTCTTGCGATAGCTTCTTCAATAGCAGAAAGATTATTGTTAGTTATAGTTCCCCATGCACCAGAGTTTTCCCCTGTTGCCATGAGTTGAATTTTTAAATCTGGTGACGCTGACGAAGCCATAATGTTCTCCTATGCTGCTTCTATTATTATATTCCAATTAGGGGTTTGGTCCGTATCTATTTGCCCCCACACTAGTACTTTTCCTACCTGCCCAGTAGCCGAAACTCCTGAAACTTCTAAGGGTAACTCTATACTACCTAAATTTACTGTGCCGCTAACTCCCGTTACATTTTGGTTAATTGTGGTTGTAAAAGTAGGAGTTCCTATACTCCCTACTGCTCCTACTCCAGTAACTGCTACAACTTTACCTGTTACTACTACAACAGAACCAAGACTCGCAGTTGCTCCAACACCATCTACGCCTATATCTAATTGAGGCGAACCCCAACCATTTCTTGCCCACGGCCCAGTACTCCATCCTTCGTAGATAGCGCTTGTAGGCATTTTACGCTATTCTAATAATTGCCGCTGCACTTGTTGCCGCAGGAAATACTATTGTAAAATCACCCGCTGACGCTGATTTTGACCCACCAAAGTCTAACACTGCTACTGCTGCATTAGTTAAAGTGGTTCCAGCATTATTAGAGGTAAACGGAGTGCTATTGTAAATCAACGCTCCATCTGCTGCTAAAGTAACATTTAAAAAAGTTAAATCTGCAAAATCTACAAAACCTGATGTAGAGCCTGACGTTACTCCAACTACTGTCAATGCAGAACCTGCTGTTGCATAGTTTGTTCCTCTACATTCACCTGCTGTAACAAACCCAGTTGTAGAAGCATTTAATGTTGCTCCCGAAGAATACAAAGCGAGTTTAAACGTACTAGCTGCGCTTGCGCCTGTTGGATGAAAATTGTGCATACTTAACATTAATTCTTGTTTAAATGAAGTACACATTGCTTGTGTGATTGCCATACCTAACTCCCTATTCGTCTAAAATTTTTATAAGTTCAGGATGTCCCGCTTGCCTAAACTTGTGTGCCAATGTCGTGTTATTACTGCTTATAGCTTCTTTCATGTAGTGAACTATAACTTTTCTAATATTCTCTTTAAATGCTTCTGCTTGTTCTCTAATAACAGGATGTGTTTGACTACCAACAGATATGATTTTATCTACAGCTCTTTCAGATATTTCCTCTGGAGTAAAACCTCTGTTAGACGTTGTATAAACTTTTACATTTCCACCTAATAACGCTGATGTGCTATTTCCTATCATTTAACTTGATACCTCGCTTGTTCTGTTCTATAAGCATCTTGACGATTCTTACCTTCACTTAACTGTTTGAGACCCAATATAGACTCATTATACCTTTGACTATAGCTTTGAAAAGTATCTGCTTCTCCTTTCATAAATATGTGCGCTTCTATTAAAGACCCATACAAAAGAGCAGAATCATAATTATCCCCAAGCCATGATGTACCTGCAGTTATAATACTTTCCGGATAATAAAAATAATGTAATTCAGCTTCATAATTTTGGTCGGGTGTTGGACCTACTATAAATGACACATCGCTAAATAAAGCATAATGAGTAGGTGTACCTGTGCTAGTAGGGTTTGGAAACGCTTCTCTTATATAGTTAACATCTTTACTTAAAAGATAGTTATACGCCCCTGTAGTGGGGTCAATTACAGCTAAAGAGAAATCAGCTAACCAATCAGCCGGAACCGCAAGATATTGATTGTTTGATGAAAGTGACCCAGTTACGTTCTTCTTTAATGCTAATATTTGTACAGAATTATATATCTTTTGTTCTGCTTGTTTTATAAATCTATTAACCTGTTCAGTGCTGGTTAAAGAAACAATTACACCAGCCTCATTTGTAAAAGAAGTATCAGGAAAATCGTTTTCACAATACCCCTTTATAGTTTCAAGAAGTTCTGCGTAATTCATTACGCAAGCCTAGTTGAAGACTTATTACCCTTAATAGCAGCTCCTGAGCCTCTAGTCTTTACTGTTTGAGTGTTAGCTACTTTATCAGGATAACCTCCTGTTTTAGGCACTGGCACTTCTGTTGGTTGTTTAAATTTTGTAACTTCTTTCATAAAGCCTCCTAAGTTATTTCTATTGTCACATCACCTATACCTGTACTAGCAACTAAACTATTCGGTAACCCCAACTCTAATCGGTCTGCAAAACCCACTGGATTAAATCCATATTGAAAGTTCCTAGACTTTGATGCGGGAAAACGTGTTAAATCTGGTCGTGGGTTTCGTAAAGCCTGCGGGTCGTTTATTGGATACATTCCAATTTGTAACTGAGGCTGGTCCTTCTCAAAGCATGTAGGACACACGAATATATTAACACTTTTTGTTTTAATTGTAAGTTCTTTTAATTCCTTCAATTTATACCTAAACCCACATCTATCACATTCTGCAATAGCTTTTTTTCCACGGGCAAATGCGGCAGTCATATTAGTACAAAAACTCTCTAGGTGCTAAACGTAATGGCGCTTTCTCTCTATCTTCACTAGAAGCAATTAACCATTGTTCTTCGTATTCTTGTTTTAACATTGATATACGATTAGCACCTTCTGGCACTTTTAAAGAAAGATAATAAGCTAAACCTGCAACTAAACATGGCAGCATACGAAAAGGTATGTCCGGGGTGTTAACACCATCTCCAGCATCTTGTATTCTTCGCATCCTAAAATATACAAATGTATATGTATCACTTCGATCTGGTGCAGGCCAAACTTTAATTTGTGGGTTTTGCACTACCCCAGAAGAGTTAGTAGCTCCTGACTGTCTGTCTATAAACACTTGAACAGGTCTACCAGTATTATTTTTATTTGGTATGGTTGCGTAAGTAGACACACTAATTCTACTAATTGTTAAATCTTGTTGATTAGACCCTGAACCTGTACGCACCTGATGCTCTAAAAGGTCAATTGTATCTACAGGTAAATCATAAGCAATAGTACCTTGAGTTAAAGGAATAGATCCCTCTTCAATAGTCCATAAATTTATACCTCTGTTAGCCCAATCAATAGTTAATAAATTTAAAGAGCGTCTTGCAGAACGCAAATCATATCCTGTTCGCATTTCTGTGCCGCAACGACTAAACGCTTCTTCAGCTATATCGTTTAAATTTAAATTAAAAGCGGTTGTATCTGTAGTAGCCATCTATGTTTTTGCTTTCACACTGTTAATATATCTTCTATAAACCCCAGCAGCATCTCTTTTTCCCATAACCTTAGCTCTTTGTTCCATAGCTATGGCTGCTTGTATTTTATGAGCCTTCGATCTGCCACTACCTTTAATCCTACTAACACTTTTTGTTGCATCTTCTTTTGTTGCAAACTTCAAACCCTTTATAGTGCCTTTAGGGTTTTCATCCGTATACAGGTCAGAATGTTTCTTAGACCTTGCGGGTTGTCCTTTTTTTCTTGGTATTCTTGGCTTTGACGATTGTTTTAACATTAGTAGGTTTACCTCCTGGATTCCCTGCAGCCCTCTTTCTTTGAACCGCAGACTTTCTTTGTGCTGCAGTCATGGATTTAGCTTTAGCTCTTGGTA